TTTGACTTCTACGGACGTGCTGGTGGGTGGCCCTTGCGTATATATACCACAGCACCGCCACAGCGCGGCCACAGGGCAGGGCCACAGGGCAGGGCAGGGCCACAGGGCAGGGCCACGCTAAGCGGGGCTGTAGGGCGCTTATTTAGGGTCATTTGAAATCTCCTTGTAGTCTGTGACCGTGGTGGCTCCAAAGTATGCCAGAAGGATTGCTATCCATACTCCGAAGACAGTTCCCAGAAAGACATCGAGCGTTTCCACTCTTTGGGCTCGTTCATCAGTTGATAACCCAAAAGAGATAACGGCAACCCCGACGAAGAAGATTGCTGCGAAAGATAACCATGCCATCTTTCGCCGATTTGAGTATTTGTCTTTCTCTTCTGTCATGTCTCAAACTGCAAACCGGCTTCAAGATCGGCAATCGGTTGGATCGTAACAAGTCCTGAAATAGAACTTGGAGGAGGTGGAAGAGATCCAGTAAGAGACGACGCAGCGACTGAACCCAAAAGATATTGGCGAATCATGCCAAATCTCCGATGACATGGTACTCTGTTCCACTGACCTTGATGATCGTGCAATATGAATACTGAACTCTCAGTGCGAGAAGACCTCCGGCAGATCTCAATGTGACACCGACACCCGCTGTGATAGTCGTCTGTCCTGCACCATACTGAATGATGGTGACAGGCTCAGTTCCAATCAAAGAAGGTGCCACAGTCAGAGTGTTTGCTCCGGCCAAATTCATTTCGATGATTGATGATCCATTCAGATCAGCATCAACCAAAGTATAGTTTGCAGTTTCTCGAGAAACAACAGTTGCAGGGAGAAGAAGATCTTTGATCTTCTGCATGTTTCCTTCTCGACTGTTTCCTCCTTGAACGATATGAAACATATCGGCAAGAGCAAATGCGCTTGCAACTGTGAGATCGTCTACTTCTTTATCAGCCATTTTAAGACCCCGAGACTATGATTGTGTCTGTTCCACTCTGGGCGTCTCCAGAGACTAGTATTCTATCTGTTCCACTTTGGGCGTCTCCAGAAAGTATCATTCTTTCACGTTGATCAATTGTGAATCTGATAAACGCATATTCAGCACTTTCTCTCGTGTTTCCACCTGTTCTTTGTGATGTGACACGAATCTCACAGTTTGTACTTGTGAGATTTACACTCGAAAAAGGAATTGCATATGGAGAAGTCACACCGTCTTCACTCAAGGTAGTATTCCGAACATTATTGATGAAGACATCAACATTGTAAGTCTCAGATTGATCAGGAGTAACAGAATCATCGTTCTCTACATCTACTAAAGAGTTACCTCTGTTCCTTGTATTCCAAGTCAAGTTTCTGTTTACAAAATCTAAAACATCAATACCAGTTCTAACATCGTTGATCCTCAAGAAAGTAGGACGAACTGGTCTGTTGGCAAGAGTTCCGGCAACGGTAGTCTGCTCAGGAGCATCTCTGGGTGCTGTTGCGACTCCAGCAATACTATCGAGAATCTTGTAATAAAGTGTGTCACCTTCTTCCAGATTGTCGAATGTTCCGTCCATCAACATCTCAGAATCGAAAACAAATACCTGAGTTCCAATCGGGTGTGTTTTTGGACTTGAACCCAGAAGACCACGATAGACACCAGAGAATCTCCAATTCGAACCAACGATCACAAAATTGGTGTAGGCCATCCATTCTCCATTGGCCCAAAGAAGGAAATTACCAGAGCGAATCAATCCTACTGGAACGTTAGTAAGAGGAATATCTCTGTATGTAGTGAAAGGAATTTTACCTTGAACATTAGAAAGATTGAAAGCTTCTCCCGTAACGAAACCATCTTGGAAACCATCCATTCTATTCAATTCAGCGACAAGCAATCCTGAACCATAGTACTCGCTCACGATAGGATCTTCTGTTTCGTATGTCCCGCTGACGTATCCCATAGCGATACCATAACCAGAAGAATTTCTGCTGCTCACAAGATTACCAGAAATCAAAGCCATGACATCAACAGATTGTGCTGCCGTTCTGCCAGGAGGAGCAACGAATGGAATGTATCCTACAAATCCATCTGAGAGTGGATTCTCAATTCTCGATGAGAACTTATAGGGCATTTCAACCAAAGAGAAATCATCAGGAACGACAGGATCAAATCCAGGCTCTTCCCATTCTGTATCAACAGGTGGATTAAAGACTGGTATTGGAACTCCGAAATTGTCTTGAAGAATATCAATGACAATACGACCATCAAGCATCTCACCAAGATCGAAAGATTTCACACGAAATACAGTATCCAACAATCCATAACGAGGCCAGTTGATTACGAAGGCATCACCGGGACGTAGAGAATAAGCATTGCGGTTCATCTCTAACCGACCATTGAAAAGCGGCACTGACAACTGCGACAGTTCTCTCGCAGCCAATTCGTTTGCAGTATCGTCTGAATAACACAAAGGAAAACTGACAGAGGTGCTTCGAACTTTACCAGTCATTGCAATCACGCCTGTGTCTTGGGCGACTGCAACTTTCTCATCGTCTTTATGACGGTTAGCATAGCTGACCTTCACTTGACCGAAGACGTTCTCCCAAGTTGTTTTCGTGATCATCTTGAATTTTATGATACTGTCTTCGTCGTAGACTGGCAGATCAAGAACATCATAATCATTACGAATGGCTTTGAAAATCATTTTACCAGATACAGGATCTTGATAAGCAACTGCATCAACTTGACGAAGTATCTCAGCAATGATATCCTTTCCTTCATTCTCAGCAGTGATGATCAAAGAAACACCATTGCTTTCTTCGTAACACAATTCACCCAAAGCGACAAGACTGGTCAAGTCTAGATTGATAGGATTGATACCAATTCCTCTCCAAGGATCAGTCGCTATCTGATAAATGGCTTCGGCAGGATTCATATCATTCCCGATCTTACCACTGTTTGTAAGAACGAGAGCGTTGGTATAACATTCCAACATGAACGACATCTTGCGAAGACTTGCGGATTCACCGATCCAGTTGTCTTCAAAAACAATGTGAGAAAATCCATAGTACGCCGGAACATCATCACCGACTAAAGTCTCCATTACTGCGTTTGCAATTTGACCAGGAGTTCCGTTCGTGAACGCTCCTGAGTACATTCTGAAACGACCTGTCCAACCGCCGCCGCTTTCAACTCCTCCGAACAAAGTTGGTTTGCTGACTCCGACGAGAGTCTCTCGATCTACTAGTGTTTTCCCTGTGTGAGGAATAGTTGCATCAGCAGCACTATCAAGATGAGACCACAAAACTTCTTCGTCCATCAATATCTCAGAAAGAACTACTCTAGGACCTAAGGCAAGACCAAGATCCAAAGTCATGTAATAATTATGACCGATAATAATATTCTTCTTTTTGAACAGACCTGTCTTCACTCTCTTTGTTATCGGAACTGCACGGAAATTTCCATACCAGATAGTGTTCGGTGCATCTTGTCGAACTTGTCCCAAAACAAGAGCGACAGGCGCGTTCTCACTCGCTTGGGGAAAGTTGACATCTTTCAACTCTTGAGGTCTTGCATTCTCAAACTTCGGCTTCGGAGCAAGCAAAGCCGTGATGACGAATGAAACCACAAAAAGAAGAAGATTGAGCCAGATCATTTGAGACTGCTTTTCAGATATGGGTTTATGGCAGGAATAAGAGGAAATCCACCGAAACGATCTACATTGTTGAACTTTGATAGACAGGTTGCTCTTGAGTGATCACATCCTTTTCTGATGGTCAACACATCATCAACAGCGACTCCACTGAATGGATAATTCAAAACAATGTCAAGTCCTGAATTACTGATTACCATTCGTGCTTCACCAGAAGCATTGAATATGAAACCTGCGGATGCTTCGTTTGTCCCAAGAGCGAGAGTATCAACAGATAGAATTCTGCCAGTCACCTCGCTTACTGTGACTGTCTCTTGATGAGATGTAGCAACTACACCACATCGCGAATCATACAAAACATGATTGCATGGAGATTGATATCTTGGGCTCGGGACTGATCCCTGAAGAATGTACGAAAACAAAGAAGGAACTCTGCACTTGGCAACATTGTCCTCGACAGCGAAGTTCGTTACGTTGCCGACCCACATTGTTACAGTGTCATTCAAATCGAACAGATGAGCTCTCTTCAAAGTGAAAACAAGTTTCGGAGGAGTTGATTGATAAGCATATTCTCGAACCAGATCGTCATCAAAAGGAAGAGTGATCTCAAGAGAGTTGTCACTGTTATCCTCAGTTCCAACATTGAGTTTGTTCCTGGTGATTGCTTTTGCAATGAACAGTTGACTACCAGAAGTCACGTCTTCTTGATGTGAAGTCATTCGATAGGTACTGTATGTTCCCTCAAAAAGGAACAACTCAACTGGTTGAGATCCATCAACACTTTGCTCGGTTGCAGCATAAGTCATTATTCTTCACCGACTGTGGTTATTGATATTGACAGGATTGTATATTGTTGATAGTGTTCAAGAGTAATACTATCAGCCATCCGCACTTTTTGCAAGTAGCTAATACGAACTGGAGTGTCATAAATAGAGCTGACCGGACCGGGCGGAGTAAAACTCACATTCGTTCCACCATTAGATGTAGCTTCTGCAGAAATAACGGTATGTCTTGTCACGAGACCATCAATCCATTCGATCTCAAAATGACGCCAAATTTTGCTGTCATAGAACTGTGTGAAATAGGTTTTTTCAGCGATGTTGATTGTTGAACCACCAGCAATGAAATCATCAAGAACCAACCAATCTTTCAAATAGGTTGAGAGAAGAAAAGGTTTCCACGATCCTCTAACAGTATCAGCGAAAAGCCTCCAGTAATCCATGTCTTCATAGTTCAGATTTCTTTGAACCAGGAAGTTTCTTCTCCCTTCTATTCTTGGGCGAGGATCACTGCTCGAGATATGTCGGATACCGTGATTATTGTCGATCACGTCTCTACGATATGTGAAAACTTCTGGAACAATCGACAACGGTCTTTTCTCAAGGACAGGCATTGAACTCAAGGTGTTCAACGTAATCGTTTGACCTGCCCGAAGGATAGAAGGCTCTCTGAAACTTTTGGCATCAATCTTCAATTCACCTGTAATTCTCTGCATGATGATATTCACACCATCATCAAGAAGGCAAGTAAAGGCCGGAGTGATTACCCAAGGAGAAGAGATTCTCTGTCCAAGAGGAGCGTTCAAAGTTACTCCATCTGATTCTACAGAGATAACTTCTAAGATTAGGAAATCTTCGGTAGATGAGTTTACCAAAATAACACTTCCACCGATTTTGAAATTGGAGAAGTTTGCATTGCAGAATATCTTTGAATCACCGATCTCTGTAACACCACTGACATTCTGACAATATTGATAGAATGGAACCAGAGACGGAACTTTGATGTTCTGTTCAAGAATTGCGAATTGAGAAATCCTTTGTACTTGATCAATGATGTCAATTTTGAAAGAGATACCAAATCTTGGATTTCTCCGCAGACAGATCCTCTGCTCTTTCCCGTTTTGGGATACTAGAACATCAGTAAGAAAATTCCAATCTTCTAAGACTGGTACTCCAGGAATAAGGTTGAAAGTACCAGAAAGAGCAGCCAAAATACGAATGACACCGCTGCCTCTTTCAACATTGAAAAAGACATCAGTCGATATTGTATCCTCGCCCTCACCAATCTGAATGTTGATTGTGCGGTAATGACCATCACGAATATCTGTTCCTACGATCCAGTCAAATGTAAGAACTTCTGAGTTTGGTACTACGATAGAAAGAAGTTCTTCGAACTGTTGAAACGTACTCCAAATGATAAATGGAATATTTGCATCTATACGTGGATTTATTAAACTCAATACTTTTGGGATAGTCCAAAGACGAAAGTTGAAATCTTCGTGTTGAGTCTCGTGACCTCCTCGTATTACACCACCTCCCAAGAAAGGAACAATAGGACCGAAAGCATTTAAACTATCCCAAACAGGAAGAAGACCACCCATGTCTGCATGTGAATCAGCCGCGTTCACATAGCCTGGAGCCTGAGCACCATTCTCACCATTGATCTTCACGATATTGTCACCAACAACTGTTGCTGACGTCGCTGTACTCATAGAATCAAAGAATGAGTTTGCCACTTAGATCACTTTCTTGTAAGCCAGACCAGCCGCTCCACTAGTCACTGTGAAAGCTGCACCTAGAAGACTATCTGCGGTTTTTCTCAACAATGGAAACATAACCCATGTATCTCCACCGTAGACAACCTCAGTCAATGGTGTGAAGTTGAACATTGCACATTTTCTCACGTTGGGAAAATTACCAACGAATCTCAAACGAGCACCAGACGTGGCAGCGTTGATCAAATACATTTGAAGCGGACATAGAGTCACAGCACCAGAATAGAGTTGTTCAATTGCGGTCCATGCGATGAAATCAAGGGAACAATCGGCATTAGAACCCTCGTAGTTTAGAACTGAGTTGTATGAAATACGACCTGTTTTTCCCCAAACTTTATCACCATTACGAATCACAGTGTTGTGTGCAGGCCAACCTCCTGATCCGTCTGGAGAAGGTGCATCAGTCCCGTTGATAAGAATTGAAAGTTGAGTACTTGCAGAATCTGATGCACCGACTTGACCAGCGAATATTTGTCCGCCACGATGAAGAGTATTCCAACTCGCTCCGAAAAATCCAGAGACACCATCAACGGCATATCCCAAACAAAGACGTGACGTTGCATACATCACTCCACCGTGAGTGAAACCACCTTTGTCAATTTCACCAAAACTGAAATGTCCAAAACAATCAGTA